ACCGGGGGGTAATATTGGTTTTATATTCTACCAAAACGGCACTAAATCTGGAACGTCATTTGCTTTTGCCCCGTCACTTGCTTCGTTCACATCAGCACAGCTACAATTAACCCACTCCGCACAAGGCGCAACGGTATTTACAAGTTTGGCCCTATTAAACACAACAGCATCAACAGTAGGTACACCTAACCAATGGACTAACCAATATTATCAGGAGGGAACTGTCTGGAATACGGGCGGAACACCCGCGAATAACCCATTTGCTTTTGGTTTAATTGGTGAGGGTACATCAAGTGCTAACCCTTACGCATCATGGTATTTTCAGACTTATTTAGGCACAAGCAATACCCCGACATTTGTGAATATGGCATCATTTACCACGCAAGGGCAGTTTAACTTAGCATTAGCTAATAGCAACGTTCAGGCAGGATCACAGGCGGGTACAATCTTTAACATCGCTGCATCAACGGTAACAGATAACTCCACAGCATCGGGTACAGTAACAAATTTCGCGGTTATCGGAACAGGTCTAACCACATTAGCAGCAACCAACGCAAGTATTACTTATACCAATGGGTACGGTGCTTTCTTTACACAGCCAACAAACGGCACTAACGTAACCATGACGAATAAATATGCTTTAGGTCTTGCTTACGATGCTACCCACTTAGCTACGTTCGCTGTAAGTTCGGCAGGTTTACTTACAATTAACGCCACAAGTACAATAACAATAACCCCCGCAACAACATTTAGTACTACAGTTTCAGGGCCGACAGCATCGACGTTAACAAATACAACCCAATTAGCCACTACAGCATACGTTATAAACAACGTTCTTACAAAGAGAACCGCACAGGCTATAAACGCCACAGCGACCGCTACAGCAGCGCAAATGGCAGCAGGGTACATTACGTCAACATCAGCAGCAGCGACTACCATAACTTTTCAAACGGCAACGGCTTATGCAACAGGCTTGGGTGCAGCAGCAGGGTCGACGGCAGATTTATACATAGACAATACAGCAGGTGCAAATACGGTGACAATAGTGTTAGGCTCAGGTATGACAGGCGTAAATAGCCCATCATTAACGGTTTCTACGGGTGCATCGGGAATTGCCCTATATCACTTTACATTTTCGTCAACATCAGCTTGTACAGTAGTAAGATTACAATAATGAAACGCATACTAATCATATTATTCCTACTATACAGCTTTGCGGCATCAGCTCAATATTGCGGGCCATATACAGCGCATTCCAACATCAGCGAATCGGGACATAGTTACGAAACGATACGGGGCGATTCAATAAATTGCGGAAGTTCTGCCGGGATTTACCTTTATAACAGTCACGATATTCATATCACTAAGTGTAAATTCGTGAATGGCACAAGTAGTGCAGGTGTTGGCATTTACCTTTTAGGGTGTTATAATATAACTATTGATAGCTGTTTTTTTAGCGGGACTGCATCCGGTTGCTATGCGCAACTTTGTACAGGTGGTATAGTATTTCAATACAATCATGACCTTAACGAAGTTGGCCCATTACCTAGAGGGCAAATGATTCAGCTTAATACTTGCTCAGGATCAGGCAATATTATTCAGTACAACATTAGCCAGTCATTTCCGGGTGTTGGCAACTACGAAGATCACATTAACCTATATAAATCAAACGGTACATCAGGTAGTTATATAACTGTAAAATATAACACCATTTACGGCGGTGGACCGTCGACAACGGGGTCAGGAATTACGGTCGCGGATGGAGGCGGCAGTTACCAGGATATTGAATATAATACCGTAATAAATCCCGGTTACATCGGTATGCAAGCCGCTGGAGGTACTTATATCAACATCAGCAACAACACAATCTATTCAAAACAAACTACGGTATCTCATTTGGGTCTAGGATACGGAAATTATAGCGGTTCACCATCGAATAACGTTGTGATGGGATACAACCGAATTAAATTTATAAATAGTTCAGGATCTGAAGCTGATACTGCACACCATTATTCAGCCGGGACTTATCAGGTATCAACGCCAATTAACTGGACTACAAACACCGTAAATGCTTCAATAGATAGCACCATTGTAAGTTTCCCCTTATGGGCCGCTTGTATTCTAAGCCCAGTAATAAGTTATACTGCCCCATCGGCTTTAACTTATGGATCAGCAATGGCAACTCTAACACCGACAAATACGGGCGGCATCGCAGCAAGTTTTACTATTACACCGTCTTTGCCATCAGGTTTAAGTTTTAATACTTCTACGGGCGTTTTTAGCGGCACTCCATCGGCAGTTATTTCGGCTACATCTTATACCGTAACGGCAACAAATACGGCAGGAAGCGGAACGGCATCTGTTTCACTAACAGTAAATAAAGCGCCATTATCAATTTATGCAAATAGCCTGTCAAAAGTACAAGGAACGGCTAACCCGACTTTAACAGCAAGCTATTCAGGTTTTGTTTTGGGTGATACGCCGTCATCATTAACAACCCTGCCAACATTAAGCACAGCAGCGACCACAAGCTCACCCGTCGGCACTTATTCGATTACAGCCAGCGGAGCAGCTTCGTCAAATTATACCATTAGTTATTATTCAGGTACTCTGACTATATACAGCGCACTTTTAAAGCATCACAAGTTTAAAATCTTAACACATTAACATGACATGACACAGGTTCAATCTATCGAAGCCCTAACATCAGAGGTAAAACATTTAGTAAATATGTTTAGCGATCACGCTAAAAAACTGGAAGAAGTTCATGTTAAAGTTTCCGAGATTCAATACGACATCAACGGAACAAACAATACTGAGGGCTTCGGTGAGCGTCTTAAAAATATTGAAAAATGGAAAGAAGAAACTCATGTCAAATTGCAGAAAGATGATGTAGAGGATAGCACTCAAAAATCAATACTTGATAGTGCATGGTTTAAAGCAGGGATAGCAATTTCAGCAATAGCGAATATTGTAACTATCATAATGATGGTTATTAAAAAATAAAACATGCCAACACCAACCAATTTCAAGCAAGAACATATTGATGAAGCTGTAGAAATTGTAAAAGCGTTGGGTTGCTCTTTTGCGTCAGCAGCCACAACAATTTTAGACAAACATAATTTAAGTGATTATAATCCTGTTAACTTTGCAAAGCAAGTAAGGCGGTATTATCATAAATCTGTAAGTAAGGAAAATGGGATTGAGGCAATTTGTGATCAGCAAGGAATTGATATAAACGATGTAAATCATTATTGGTATAAAGGCCAGCATCATTCGATTCATGTTAAAAACAAGGCACCAGGCTACGACGAAATAAAGGATGATATTATCGCAGAAATGCGAGCGCATGCACCAATATATCCGACTATTCGCAGGGATGCACCAAAAAATCCGCATTTGCTTGTAATAGATCCCGCCGATGTTCACATCGGTAAATTGTGCAGTGCATTTGAGGTAGGCGAAGATTACGATAATCAAATAGCTATAAACCGGGTTCGGGAGGGTGTAAACGGAATATTGAGCAAATCGGCAGGATGGAATATTGATCGAGTTCTTTTTATTATTGGCAACGATATATTGCACATAGACACGCCAAAGCGGACCACTACGAGCGGAACGCCACAGGATACGGATGGAATGTGGTATAATAATTTTTTAATCGCTAAAAGGCTTATAATCGATATGATTGAACTATTGCGAGGCGTTGCACCGGTATCGGTTCAATATGATCCCAGCAATCACGATTATACAAACGGTTTCTTTTTAGCTGATACCATTAGTTCGTGGTTCGCGAATTGCGAGGATGTTTCTTTTAATGTTAGTATAGCCCACCGCAAATATTTCACTTATGGTGCTAATCTAATTGGAAGCACTCACGGAGATGGAGCAAAAGCGCAAGATTTGCCGCTTTTAATGGCTCAGGAAGCCGCAGAACATTGGGCCGGGTGTAAGCATAGGTATTTTTATACTCACCACATGCACCATAAAATAAGTAAGGATTACGGCAGCGTTTGTATTGAAACATTACGCAGTCCGAGCGGAACAGATAGCTGGCACCACCGAAACGGGTATCAGTATTCACCGAAAGCAATAGAAGGGTTTATTCACCATCCTGATTTCGGTCAGGTAGCGAGGTTGACCCACATATTTTAAGGATAGGTACAATTTGTACCCGGCCTTTTTTTGAGGTGTATTATTGGCACCTCAAGTGAATTATTGCCAAAATATAGGAACTATCGACGAGTTGTCGACAGATTGTAGACAACTAAAATATACGTTTAAGCATATAATTTCAAATAAGCATAACAAATTATATCTATTCACATATAATCATGCAAGTAACAGCCACATACACCAACCCGGACACGGGCAAAAAAGAAAAGCGAACAGTAACAGTTCCACCGGGTGCCAGCGAATCAAAAACTAAACTGGGCGTTATTTGGGCCGTTAAATTAGTTTATGGTGATCATATTAAAGTAAGTTTTCTAAAAGATGACAATACGCAAATTTGAAACCGGAAGTGTAAGGGATAGCGATGTAGATAAACCTTTAGTAAACCATGATCCGGCTTATTCCAGGCTTCGTTATGGCGTTCACATGCGTAACGGTGCTAATAAGTACGATAAAGGGAATTGGAAGCTGGGGCAACCCTCGGAGGCGGTTTTAGAAAGTTTACATCGGCATCTTGCATTTTACGAAATGGGCGACCGAACAGAAGATCATTTAATGGCTATAAAATTCGCAGTTAATATGCTTGCACAGAATGAAGAAAAGGAAGGAATACCATTTGATTTTTTTAAGCAGCCAGCGGCAACATGAAACACAAGGTTTTAAAATTTCAGAATGACATCTACTGTATAATTCGATACCGGACTATATTCGGCATTCCTGTCTATTTTAAAGCCAAAACATTCGATAATCAAAACGATTTCTTAGACGACTTATATAAGCTTGTGACTAAACCAGAACCAACAATACCCGAACTAATCAAAGAAAAGGAACGACTGCAAGCCGAAATCGATCAGGTTTGCCGCAAACTCCGTGAAAAGCTTAATATCGATATGAAACAATTTACAAAAAAATATTCAATTAAATGAAAATTTTGAAAATAAATTATTTACCTTAGTATCACTATTGAAACATGAACGGGTGCCGCAGATGGTTAGCGGACAGAGTAAACGACTGGCTTTAGTTGCTCTGTAGTCGTGGGTTCGACTCCCACCCCGTTAGCTTATTTTAAACATTTTATGGCAAATTCAAATCCTACCTTGTGGCAGCGTATTTCAAGCGAAACGCCTCCGTTTTGGTTAAAAGTTCAAAAGATATGCCTTGCTTTGGCGGCAGTTGTTTCTTACCTGGCATTGCAGAAATTGATACCCGCGGAAATAACCGACACGGTTTATAAAGTGTGTTTAGGTTGTGCTGGCCTTTCTCAGTTTGCTGTTACCGATATTGGTATGGTAAACGGCGCTGTCAACAATCCGTTATCTGCATTGTCTGATTTATCAACCATTAAATCACAAGTTGGTGCTATTCATCAGCAAGTAGTAGCTCCGGCAAAGCCTGAAACTATTGATAGTGTAATTGAAAAGGTTGCGGACATAAACGCTCAATAATGGCAGGTTACATTAAAGGCGTTGATATTAGCCATCAAAACGATGGCTTTAATTTCGACCATTTAGACCCGGAAGTAAAGTTTATTTATCTGAAAGCTACTCAGGGCGCAAAGTTTCAAGATCCAGCATTTCAGGCCAACTGGAAAGCTGCAAGGGATAAAGGCTTATTGCATGGCGCCTATCACTTTTTGACAGCGACTGACAGCGTAAATGATCAGGTAGATAATTTCCTTTCACGTGGCGTGGATTGGAGTTTGCCGAACGTATTGCCGCCGATGCTCGATGTTGAGGACCAGGTACCGGCAGCGTTAAATGCAAACATCACCAAAAACAAACCAGCTTTTATAAAGCTCGTTACCGATTGGATTAACATCGTTGAGGCTGAAACTAAGCGCAAGGTTGTTATCTATTCCTATAAGAACTTTTTTAACGATTATTTGAATAGCCAAAGTTGGCCTAATAATCCACTTTGGCTCGCATCATATCAGCCAACACCTCCGGGATTGCCTCACGGATGGAATGATTGGACTTTTTGGCAATATAGCCAATATGGTACAATGGCAGGAGGTGTAAAGGGTGGCAGTCTTGATCTTGATTATTTCAACGGCACCATTGAACAACTGGCAGCACTTTAAAGAGTAACGAATTATCAATTAACCATAAACAAAAATCAAAATGTCAATTTTCAGTTTCCTCAGTCACCTATTTTTATCGCTTTTTAACTCGACAAAAGCGGCATGGGAAAAGCTTCCCGTTGCAACCCAAAATTCAATCCTTAACGGATCTGAAATTCTACACATTATCAATGCAGGTGTCGACGCTGATCCTGCCGCAGTTGCAGCGACAATCGAAGCGACATTCCCGACCGAAACAAACATCTATGACGGACTTGTTGCCGTTGCAAAAGGTTTCAATTTAATTGCCGACAAAGCTCCGGTTGATTTGCCTGGTGTTATTGCTCTTATTCAGGCCCACCTTAAATCTTTGGATTCGTCTACATGGCCAGCGATTATAAGCGGTGCAGCAGGTTTACTAGGTTCAATTTTGGCGGGGAAAGAAACTCCGTTTGAAGTTGTGTTAACATTGCTTCAATGGGTTTACACTAACCTTGTAAAACCTAAAGTTGTAACCATTGCGCCGGTACCGACCGTAGTTACTGGAGTAGCAACACCGAACGCAGCCGAACCAGTATCTTAAATCAATCGCATAAACAGGCCGGAAGGGAAAATACCGACTTTTACCGTTTGGGTAATTACGGACAGAAGTACACGGCTTGTTTACTTAAATAACAAAATTGTGGAATTAATTGTCTGGATAATAGGTTTCATTATTTGCGCCTTATATGTTTGGGGTGTTGGAAAATCCATTATCGATGACTATAAACATTTTAAAAACAAATGAAAAAAGTAATATTAGCTATCGTTTTAATCTGTTCGATTTCGACCATTTTAAAAGCACAAACCAAAGCAAAGGCCGACACCTCAAAGCCAAAGTATAATTACTTTGTGACGGTGCCAATTAACGACTATCAGCAAATCGTAAACTCGCTGAACGAGTATAAAAGACTTCAGATGTACGATCCAACCGCGAAGCCGGAGCAACAAGTTCAGCTATTCAAAGGCATCGAGGCATATTTGAAAGAATTGCCTAACCGGGTTAAATTGGATAGTGTGTTGGCAAAGGGATCATCAATAGAAGGGGCTAAATAATGGAAAACATACGGCTTACGTCCAATGACGGTATTATTTGCGATAATCCTAACTGTGATTATAAAGACCCATCGGTGCAACTGGATGACGTAGGATTATGGCTAAATAAACCTTGCCCTAAATGCGGTGAAAACCTTTTAACTCAGGAAGATTACGATAACTTTAAAAAGGTTATTGCAATGGTTAAAATGTTAAATGCACTTACACCGGAAGAATTAGCATTGCTTGGTAACACCGTTTACGATGGGAGCGAAATATCGGATAAAACTCCGGTTGTATTTAACGTCGGCACACACAAGGAAATTTCATTGGAATTAGTTGAGGATAAAAAACCATGAAAAAACTAATCTTCATTTTTTTTTCGCTTCTTGCTTCATGCGGTCAGGCTGCATTAGCCCAGCAACAGGTCATTAAATATCCTGGTTATGTAAGCTATTGGAATCCGAAAACATTAATTCCTGACAGCGTTATCTGGACGGCTGCCCCTCATAAAAAAGTAGTTGGCAGGGCGGCTGGATTTCACGCGACCGGAGGCCGACCGAATTTATCAAAGGATTATGCTAAATCGGGTTATGACATAGGCCATAATTGCGACGCTTCGGATGAAAATTCAAATAAAACCGACGAGTATAATTCATTCGATTTCTGTAATACATTCCCTCAGCGGCCCAACAATAACAGGCTTGTTTGGCTACAGCTTGAAAACTACACACGATCATTAAATCAACCTGTAAAAGTTAAAGTTTACTGGCAGGGGGTCAGCGGATATTTAAAACCGGATAATGTAGCAATCCCGACTTATACTATTAAGGAATTACGCTACGCTGGAAAGTTTGAAAAGTACATAGTTCCGAATAACGATACCGTTTCACGGCACCCATTCACATATTATAAAGCGAAGTAGTTTTTTTCATAAATCAGTTTTTGTTTAGCAAAGCCGGTGACGCGAGGTTTCCGGCTTTTTTGTTAAAACTCCAAAACACTACCCTTCATCAAATGACTGTTATCTATCACTAAATCCCGTTTATAAATTTCAAAGGCTTTTTGTGTTTTGTGACCTGAAAGAACCATTATTTCTTTATCGGTAAACCCTGCGTTTATCATGTCACAGATTGCGGTACTTTTCCAACTATAAGGGCCGTAATCGTCGCTAATGTTGAGATTATTCAACAAAGCCCGGTATTTATTCAGGAAGTAGTCAACACTCATTCTATGGGCTGAAACTTTGCCAGCTTCACCAAAAACATAATCCCCAGGCAATGCAGTTTTACACCTTTTGCGGACCAAAGAAAGTAACTGATCAGAGATAGGTATTAGCCGATCACCTGTTTTGCCAATTATCCTTATATGCCGGGATTGTTCGTCGATATCTTGAACTTTCAAAGCCCTGATTTCTGCCGGACGCATAAGGGATAAATATATCCATTCGATATACTCTTTTAGGTTAACGTCACCTTTCCGCAATGCCTCTTTTATTTTATTTGCGAGTACCGGCGTATATGGTTTATTCTTTTGTGACTTTGTGATTTTTAGATCCACATTATCAATATCAAAAGTGTAAACTACCCCCCGATGAATTGCTTTCTCTAATTTGTGACAACGATTGAAAAACCCTGCATAAAATTTCAGGTAGTTGTTGAAAGTCCGGGCCGACCATTTATGACCATTGCTGTTCAAAAACTTTTGCACCTGGTATTCTGTGAAGTCTTTCGCCGGGGTATATCCTAAATTATTTGCTTTGATCCATTCAATAAAATCAGCTAAATAATTATTGTAGGTATGAATTGTGCGAGGCGAATAGTTCTGATTTGCCGTAAAAGTTTTAAACCTGATAATAGCTTCCGTTATGGACCAGAATTTTACTTTCTTTTCTTTTATCTCAGCTTCGGCTTTTTCGATATATTGGATTATTCGTTTTTCCTTATCAAACGGACTATTACCTGCCTTCAGCCATCGCAATACATCGCTACAAAGTTCGGCGGCGGCACGTTCTTTTTCGGCGGCTTCCTTTATATAGTTTATTCCTGATCGTGTCTTAAAAGCTTTGAATTTGCCTGTTAAATTATTGAAGTAATAGAACTGCACAAACCAATCACCGTTTTTGCATCGAACTATTTTAGGTGATTTATATGGTAATCTGTAACGGCCCATTAATTGATTCCGAAAGTCTTTAAAACTTAGTCCGTTTTTTACTCCGTTTTTTTTGTTTTTCTTTAAAAACCCTGTTTTTGATGGGTTTAAAGCAGGTTGAATAGTGCCCAGAACGAGATTCGAATTGTCGTCGTTTCGGCTTTGTGTATTAAAAAGCGGCTTTTTGCAGGGTTTGGCCATGTTTTCAGGTAGATATTTACACCGTTTTTTAGTCCGTTTTATCTTTCATAAGCTTTCATCCTGGCTTTCATCACATCGAGTTCCTGGCGCATGATTTGAAGTTCGGTCCGCAAAAGTTGAATTTCGTGTATCAGCTTCGTGTCTTTTACATTTCCTTTCTTTTCGCCAGATCCACCGATAAACCATTCTGGGCTATAACCTAATATTTTTACTACTGCATCAATGGTTGAGCGGGTTACTTCATATTTTCCGGTAAGCATATTGTGAAGGCTACCGACACTAATCCCCATCTTTTCAGAAAAGTGTATCAAGCTTCGCTGTTTGTAGGGCTGTTCGGCTTTCCATTCATTATAAACCTGGTTAAACCTTTTTTGAATCGGGCTTAATTTGGTTTTTGGATTAATAGCTTTTGCGGTATTTGAAGCGACCATCATTAAAAATCTGATTTTGTAATAGATGAATTTTCAGACATAATCAGTTTTAGGTTAGTAGTCACATCGTCAATATGTTTTTCGAGTGCTATAATCCTTTTAACATGATTGTCATAATTTTTACCCTCATTAGTGGCTTTATATTCCTCATAAAGCGTTTTTCTTTCGAGGTGTGACATTATGAGGGTATTGTAAAGAATTTCAATGTTTGAAAAAGTATATCGGTATTTTCCTTTTTTAAAATCTATTGTTACCGTATAACGAACCTGAAACTGCATTGATCCTAAACCCTGCGGAATAATAAGATTTTGAATAGAGGTATAAACGCATGAATTGTTTTCAATGGCAATATTTGAGGCCATTGTATTATTCGCTAAAAACTTTCTGATTCTTGATTTAATCTGATCGTCATTTAAGGAAGTATCTATCTTAACAACTTCCTGATAAAATGCGGCTTTATTAGGTGTGTCAATTTTTAACTTAAATTGAGTTTGAGCCAATCCCCAAAAAGGGATAAAAATTAATAGCGTAAAAAATATCTTTTTCATTTTGATAGGGTTTATTTGGTTTGTGTAACATTAACTACATTGAATATTTGTAAACACTGATCGAGGTTTAAATCGAAGTCAGCGTATATTTCTTTATTTTGGTTTAAAGAATGACAGGTTATTATTCCCTTTTCGGTGTCATGCTTTGTTATTTGTTTGACGAAAATTCCATCTTCGTGAACTATGATATAATCCTGGTACCGGTGAATATGGAATTTATTTCGCCAATGGTGCTTTTGAATTTCCCGGCCTGTAACAGTACTGCCTTCGGGTATTGAGTTTTTTGTCCCGTCATCCATGCTATCGCCGTCAACTATAAAGGCCATGTACTTACCGCGATATACCCGGCTCACAGCGAATGAATGTTTTTGGGTGAAGTTTTCTTGAATGTAATTTTCGTCATTATAATTATTGATATATCCGGCCTGAGCTTTAATAGGAACAAGCGGAACAACCATTATATATTGATCAGGTCCTATTTGAATAAATGGCGATTCTTCGTCACCTTGTCCTATTTCGCCAATTATCAAACCGTTAGATTTAGGTATTTGATTTGTTACATCTGATAAATTATCAGCTTTGATAAAATTTTCTTTTACATTGTGTAAATCAATCCCCAATTTTTCCCGGACATTTTGTAAAAGGTCGGGTTCTAATTCCCCACTTTTGTAATAGATGTAAAGCATCTGCCGGGACACACCCAGCTTATCGGCAGCTTCTTGAACCGTCATTCCTGTTGACCTTACAGCCTTTTTTAAATTTTCCCCGTTGATAGTCAATGTGTTATATGATTTGTATCATTTTTTGTAAATTATTTTACAAAATGTATTGACAATATGTAAAATAACCGTAAATTAGCATTGTAATTAATTCAAAGATATGCAATTCAATTCAACAGAAACAATAGACATGCCTAAAAGTGCCACTGAGCGACTGGATGAGTTAGTGGTTGGCGCAAACATTTTAGTGAACGGTGAAAGTAAATCGAAATGGTATAGCGCAATGGCCAGGGTTGAAGATCGTACCGACAAGGAAAAACAGTTCACAATGAGAACCATGCGTGACGGCTCCGGTGAAGTAAGAGTTTGGAGGATAAAATAATGCAGTTAATTCATTCCAATATCAGCAAGACAGCCACTAAAAAGGATAATGGTATATCTGTTTGGTCTATTGGATATGAAGCTAAACTTCACCGGGAAGCTTTAAAAAAATACAAAAACAGGATCGAAGCAATAATAGAAGCTGACCCAACTAAAGCAGAATATTTTAAATAAAAAAGGCCCGGCGGGAACCGAGCCAATTCATAAAATAATTTTCAACAACTATGCAAACCTACACAAATTCTATCAATCAGTCAACAAAAATTCTCGCAGCAGGAGCCGCGAAAATTGCAGCAGCCAGAGAAGTGTTAAAACGCACCATTACAAAGAAATGCTACTTCATTGAAGATTACACCGATGGCGATGTGATCGAAGTAACTATCTACGATCAGGACGACAACTTTACTGATATCACTATCAGCCGTGACGAACTATATCAGTTCATCTCAAATCATTACAGCTTTATCGCTGATGAATTTACCGGAGGCGAACACAACCAATATCAGAGCTACGCAAGTGCCGAAGAATTTCTTGAAGAAAACTGCATGAGCGACATTCTGAAAGACTATGTAAACAATACTAAACTTTCATTGTCATGAAAAAACCATTGGTATTCTTCGCGCTGATTGCGCTGTTAGCCGGACTGATTGTGCTGGCTAACAAAAAACTGATTACTCCACTGGAGGCTGAGGTTTTAATCGTAGTTACTGTCATTTCGGGTGGCCTTTATTTATCAAATTCTTTCGGGAGGGCTGAGGCATGAGCAACGTAAAGATAAAAGCAATGTATGTTCGGTTTGACGAAATGCTTGCCCGGCCTAAAGTTCATTTAAGCGAACACGAAAAGTTCTTAATTGATATCAATGTCAATTCAGCTTTCAACACTTTCAAATCATTGTTTAGTGCAGAACTGGCAGCCGAAGGACTTTCTATAGAGTTTATCGATTACGATATACCGACCTATGAATTTATGAAGGATGCCAAAGAAAGTGAGGTAGCTCATGTCTGATCAGGAATACGAAGCGGTAATTGTTGCATTTAAGCAATTCGGGATATTACTCGCATTCATCACCTTTTGTGCAGGGATTTTAATCTACATAGGCCGATGAACTTTCCCGACTACATCAAAGAGCAAATCCGGGAAACAGAGCGCATTCAATGGCGGCTCGAAGCATCCCGGCAAAGGTTTAACTGGATTGAAAAAATGATCCTGGCCTTTTTGAAAATAGCATCTAAATAATCAACGAATAATTTTTCAACAACAAAACCCAAAACAATGGAAAATAAGCCAGCCAAAATCAATCTTGGCGAATTATGTACCCAGCTTGAATTAGCAAGCAAGATTGACAGCCTTAATAGCCTGTTAAATCAAACCCCACCTTCAGCATGGCTCAAAGAGCATAAAGGTGTAAAGTATCAACCGATTGAGCGTGTTAGAAACAACGTGCTTACAATATTCCAGGATTACGACTGGACAATCACCGAAGTTAAAGTTATTGCTAACAGCATCCTTGTAACCGGATTTATAGAATACACAAATCCGGTAACAGGCAGAATAGCTAAAAAATCCGGTGTTGGCGCGTGGCCTATTCAATTAAAGGCTGGATCTAACCCGACTGACTTTGATAAAATCGTACAGGATGCAATCCAAAAGAACGCACCTGCCGCCGAAAGCCTTGCATTTAAAAATGCTTGCAAAAAGATAGGTCGTTTATTCAGCGATGGCGCGGACGAAGATATAATCTTCAATCCTGTTTATTCAACTGCCTTTGAAAACAAAAGAGCAGAAAACGTTGAAAACTTCGACGAAAAGACGCTGGATACAGAACTGAAAATAAATCAGGCTATCGCAGGTGGTTTAATAACCAAAGAGCGCGGAAAGGAACTTAAAGCTGCATTGAAAGGAGAGCTTGCTATATGAACGTATTAGAAGCACCACAGGGATCAAAAGCCTGGTTAGACGCAAGAATGTACCGCTTTACTGCATCCGAGGTTTATAAGCTGTTTAAAGGTGGTAAAAGACCTATGACGGCGGCAGAACTGGAGGCCAGAGAAAAAGGCGACCGTAGAACTACTGTAGAAACTGTTTTTGGTGATGGTGCCTTGACTTATATCCGCAGAAAGGTAACAGCTTCTTTAACTTCAGGTCTATCCGAAGAATATCACTACTTCGAGAATAAAAATACCGAATGGGGCAAGGAATACGAAGCGATGGCAGCAGAAAGGTTTTCAGAAATCACCGGCCTTGAACTCGAAGAATGTGGACTGGTTATTTACAATGACATTTTCGGAGGCAGCCCGGACCGTTTGGTTAAGGGTTACAAAGAACTGATTGAAATCAAATGCCCAGCCGATAGCGCAAATCACACCTTGAATTTAGCCTGTAATAACGCTCAGGATTTAAAGGAATTGTCCGAAGATTATTACATACAGATACAGGGCAATCTGTTAGCTACAGGCTACGAAAAGGGCTATTTCGTTAGCTATGACTGGAGATTCACGCTACCAAACCTACAAATTAAAATAATAGAGGTGCCAGCGGATCTCGAAGTGCAATCAGAGCTTTTATTCAGGCTTGATCAGGCCGCCGGAGTAATGAACGAATTATTGGAAAAAATCACAGGAATTTAAGAAATGGAAATAGTAAGTATATGCGTGAGTGATATCCCAAAGGATAAAATCACAGTAAGCACCAAAAACGGCAAGAAGTATTTAAGTATTGTCGTTGACAAGCGTAAATCACCCGATCAATTTGGTAACGATTTGACGGTTTACCTAAATCAAACCAAAGAAGAACGTGAGGCCAAAGCAGACCGGGTTTATGTTGGTCAGGGTAAAACCTACAACTTTAATAACACCGAAAGCAAGCCAGCAGCAGGAAGTAAAAAAGCGGACGACGACGATTTGCCGTTTTAAAAATAACGGCGGCAAAAACTAATCAATTAATCATTCACTTAAAAAACCCTTAAAAGGAAAGGAAAACAGTGTTTATCATCGGTTTAGCCGCCACCGATACTACAGGTCAGCCATAGAGCTGGCCTTTGCCAGTGAGGGGTTTCCCACTTTCTCATTTGCATAGGGTTTTAGTTGATTTCCGTTCCCGGCGCGAGGCTGGGGACGGTTTTTTGAAAACTTAAAAAGAAAAAAAATGAAAGCTGAATTTTATAACACGATCGGACTACAAGGTGATTTATTCACGATGGCTAAAGAATCAGCCGCTAACCAGGCTGTAAACATTCTTGATGTATTCAAAAGGCTGGGCGAACCTTTGACACCTGCCGAAGTTTTAAAGTGTTTAGAGGCAAAAGGATTCATTTACCCTATCACATCTGTACGCCGGGCAATAACTGATTTAACAGCTTCAGGTGAGCTTGTAAAGTGTAGCGAAATGAGGCCGGGATTATATGGTCAACCTAACCATACATGGAGGGCGAAAGCCGCATGATTTATTTAGGGCAAAATATCAAAAAACTGAGAAAGGAAATGAAATTAACTCAGGATCAGTTTGGCGATTTGTTCTGCATACCGGGTAAAACCATTCAAGCATACGAAAACAGGGGAATTGAAATGCCTTACCAAAAGCTGATTGTTTTATCGAGGTATTTTAAAATATCAATCGAAGATTTATTAACCAAACAACTATGATAGCAGAAATATTAGAGCCGGTTAAGCCGGTCCGTTACAACGGAGTTACCAGGATTCAAACGGTATTTGTAAAACCAGTTGAATTAAATTCTTTTGAAAACCAACTGGAAAAAGCAAATCAAATAGCCAGATATGTTTTTTCTTTCTACGGTTTAGATATTTTTTCAGTTAAAAAAAGATCACGTAAAGCTGATAATGTATTGGCAAAACGGGTTGCTATCGGCCTTATCTGTTCCAATCTTTTTAAGTTAAAAGATCGCAACGTTGCCGCAATTTTTGGCATCGACAGAACAACTGTAATTTTTTACAGGTCATCATTTAATGACTATGCAAAGTTTTACAAGGAGTTTAAAACAGAGGTTAATTCGATCGCTGAAATATTAAAGTTAAGAACCGTTTAATCTACCGAAATGGCTAAACAACCTTACATACCGCTCTATATCGGCGACTGGGAAAAGGACACAAATTGTCTTACAAATTTGGCAGAATATGCTTTGTTTAAATTGACATTTAAGCTGTTTAATGCTGAAAAAAGAGGTGTTTTTTGTACTAATTTTCGCACACTTTCAGTGCTTTTTAAGGCCGATTTGGACACAACAAAGGAGATTTTTAACGAAATTATCTTTAATAAAGTGTTAGATATTGAAGCGGGTGAAGACGGAATTTTTATTATAAAAAGCCGCCGCATGTTGCGCGAAAGCAATATTTCTGAATTGCGCTCAGAAATCGGAAAAAAAGGCGCAAGCAAAAAGCAAGCAAAACGTAAGCAAACATTAAAAAACAGCGAAGCAAAACATCAGCAAAACACTGATAATGATATTGAAGATGATAATATAAATAGTGTTGATGCTAATCAAAAAATTAAAGGTGCGGATTTTGAAAAAAACAAAGCAATCGATGATTTTTTAGAGCATGTTAAGCCTTCTAAATCTTCGGCAAAAAAAGAGAAAGAACTACCGAGCCATTTTCAAGTAATTGAACACATTGAAAAAACTGCACACTGGCGAAACACTTGCGAGCATTACGGAATAAAATCCGATCAGCGCGAATCACTGTTTAAAATTTTCTACGAGCAGAAAGAGGATAATTATAAAATAAGGCTTCCGACCTGGACTGACATTGCTCAAAACTTTTACTTCTGGGTAAAAATCCATTTGAGCAAAAACGAAATCGATAAAGTTAAAAATCAGATTTCAAAACCAAACAGAGGCCCGGCAGCTTCCATCGAAACATTCACAGCAATTTTAAAACCAGTACCATGAGCCAGTTAATCAAATCCGAAAACGTTCTTAGCCAGCCCAACGCTTTGCAGGTTCACGAAAACGAACTGTTTAACACCGTAGCAGCTTCGATAGCAAAATGCTATGCTGATTTGAATCAGGCTATGCCTTCTGATCCTACATATTTGGTAACAGAGGTGACAAATTCGATTTTAAACCGGTTTCCTGCAATGAGGCTGCCTGAGATACCTATCGCATTCGCAAACGGCATACGAGGCGATTACGGGCAGTATTTCGGGTTAAGCGTAATTAGCTTCGAGCAGTTCATCGAAGGCTATCTAACGAGCGAGAGCCGCCGTAAATTGGTTCAGGAAAGAAACAAAGTAAACGATTTAAAATCCGAGCCAACAAAAGATGAAAAATTTGACACGGCTAAGAATTTAACGCTTGAAGTTTTTGAAAAGGTTAAGTTAGGAAAGCAGGTCGGATTGAATGGCGCCACAGTTTATGAGTTTTTAAATTCCATTTCTCTGATTGGTCCTGATTACAAAAAAGGAGTTATGCCGAGGGCACTCGAAGAATATGTTCAGGAATTAAAAGCCGAGGCCGTTAACTGCATGGAGATTATAAAAAGACGGTATTTAAATCAAAGGCTTGAACTACTCCAGCAGAATATCGAAGCAGATGCGATAACTCCAGATCAGTACAAAGAATGCAAAAGAGTTGCAAAGCGGCTGATTTTAACCGATTGGATGCGTGATCACATGCTCGAAGAAACGGATTTAAACGCTTTGATTGAATCCCGGAGGAATGCAATATGAAGCAATGTTCAACCTTTGGTTGCTGGCATCCGGTGTTTTCCAAAGGGCTTTGTCAAACTCACTGGCGGCAGCAATACGGCAAACCGATAAAAAAAAGTAAGACATTAAAGCAAACCGACGAAGATCCTGCTAAACCGTTTAAGGTTTACAGAACGGCTGAAATAAAAAAAGTAAGTACCAGGCAGCAGAAGCTTTTAGCGGAATATTCAATCCTTCATAAACAATTCATGGCCAATCATCCAGAATGCGAAGCCAAAGCCGAAGGATGCGATGGTAAAGCTACGCAGGTGCATCACAAAAAA